CGACAGTACCACGACATCAGCAGTACCAAATCCGTCAGGAGCCCAGTCAGAATAATCCACACGTTGTTCAAATAGAGGAGTGTCCCCCTCACCAATTTGGCTGCGTACATATAGCACATAGTTATCGACATACTCTTCAAACTCCTCATTGTAGTAGGGGGTGGCTTTGATGATTTCGGATTCTCTCTTGAACTCCTCAAACCCGATCTGGCCGTAGTGGTGGCGAAGCTTCACCTCGGCCAGCGTGTGCGCCATGGTGCCCTCCTGGCTGTAGTCAAAGCTGCCAGCGGATCGTTTTATTTCTGGGAGTGTGGCCTCGAGACGGGCCGAGGGTGTACATGTTAGCCAACGTTTTGATGCGGAGGCTGATAGAACGGCGTGAGCGGTCATGTCGGTTTTCCTGTTTAGCGGTTAAGTTGTACTACTACTAATACAAAACGGGACAGCTTTTTGGGCTGTCCCGTTCAGTAGTTGACTAATTTATTGGGTTATTGTTTTGCTGTTTTTAGCTGGGAGATCAGATCATTAACCGCGCCGGTGAAGTCCACGACCACGTCCGCCTTGACCTCGAGCTTCTGGTCTCTAGTCTCCTTGTAGTCCGTGGGGAATTGACCGCGCAGGGCGATCTCCGCGATCCTGGAGTTGAACGCCTTGTTCCCTACGTTAGCCAGCAGCTCGCGCTCCCAGTACGCCTGGGAGTGCACCAGCGCAACGCCTAGCGCGTCCGCGAACTCTGGGTACTTCTTCTTCCAGTTCTCGGCCACGTCCTTGCTGATGCCGAGCTCGGACCACATCATCTTCTGCGACGCGCCCTGCTTGCCCATCTCGACTAGCGTCTCGCACATCTCGGGCTTGAAGGTAAACTTTTGCTTTGCCATTATTTTTTGGCGGTCTTCGCCGACTCCTTGAACGCCTTCGCGGTGGGCGCGCCCTTTTGCCCGGGCTGGCGCATCTTCTCGCCCGAGCCCTTGGCTATCCGCTCGCGCTTGGCGGCGATGTTGGCATAAAGGCCGGGTTTGGATGGGGTAGCCATTATTTTTTCTTTACCTTTCCGCCGGACTTTTTCTTGTCCATGCCCATGAGCTCGGCCAGGGTCTTGCCAGATCCTCTGACGCCCTCTTTCTTGGGTGGCGACATGGGGTTAAACGGGCGCACCGGGGCCGGCATGATCGTGCCTTCTGGCTTGGGTGGCGTTCCGCCTCCGGCCATCTTGGGTAGTTTCTTGAAACCTTCCATGGTTTCCCTTTCTGTGGAAATCTGTGCTGGGAAAAAGGGGCGTCTCCCGACGTGCCCTACCTCAACCTATACAAACAACCGCCCATTCTTGCCCCTCGACTTTTCCTTGTTTTCTTAGAGTTTGGATCGGCCGCCTTGACGGTGCCTAGAGCCTGGTTGATTAGGACCTTGGTCATGGCAGAGGCTCGTTCGACACGCTGGGCCTCCTTGACGGGGTCCTTCATGGGCTTCATCTGCTTTGCCAACAGCCTTCTCATCTCGCGGTTCATATCTCCTCCTCCTTTATAAGTTTTTCAAATAACTCAAACGCGAGCTCTCCGCGAATGTGGATAAGCTGCTTTATCCCCAGCAACGCGTTAGCCATCTCCTCGACGTCAACCTCCCCCTGGCGGTCGTAGTAGTACTTGAATACAGTTTCAACGTCCTGGTCGGAGCTCCACAGGCGCATGATCGCGTCCTCAAGATCAAACCTTGTTTTGTTTAGTTTTTTTATTGGTTTCACTTAAACTCTCCTTGCATACGGAATCCCACAGTTCATTAAAAGAATGCCCGAGCCTTGCGTTTATCTTGTCCAGCTCGGAGGAGATGTGGTGCATCATGTTGTCCGCGTCTCGTTTACAAGCCTCTGGCGCACCAAACGACATCACGCGAACGGTGCTCGCGAATACTTCCAGGTCGATGCTAATGTTCTCAATCTCTGACAGCTCTTTGTGGTGCTTCATACCCCCATCTCCTTGCGTATGAGCTCAAGCGCTCGTTTCAAATGATACCTCCAGTACTTCTCTGTGACCCCAAGGTCGGCGGCGGTGTTGCCCATCAAGAACGCCTCCACAACCTCTTTCTGCTTCGCGGGCATTTTGCTGTCCACGATCCTACGTATGTCGATCAAGTCGTCGTGCGTCCAGGGCACCCAGCCCTCAGAGCTCGTCGACGTTATCCCCTCCACGTCCTCCTGCTCCATCAAGTCCGGCTCTTCGTCTGACAGCCGCGGGGCGGCGCAGTTTATTTTATATTTTGTGATGATCATGGTAGTTAAATAGTGCGGCTGAAAAAACATTCCCCATGCCAGCCGCTAGCGAGAGCATGAGCCCCCTCGGAACGGGTTGGGGCTCTGATATAAATCTTGTGTCTCGCTCTGTTCTGTTCTTTATCTCCGGTATCTCTCCCTTTTTTATACTGTCCAACAGCAGACATGTCTCCAACAACCCGCTCGCGCCCATGGTGTGCCCGATGCGTGGCTTGTACGATGTGGCGATGAAATCATCGAAGAGACCCTCGATAGCGGCTCTCTCGGATTTGTTGTTCATCCCGGTCCCGGTGCCGTGTGTTTTTATCAGTGCCACCTCCGATGGGCTACGATCCCCCAGGGCGCCCAGTATAGCCCTCGTGTAGCCCTGCCCGTCCTCGAGCTGGCCTATGGGGTTGGCGTTGTGCTCCGAGGCCGTGTAGGCCCCCAGGAGCTCTGCCTGGGGGTTATCCTTGAGCGCCCTGTCCGACTCGAACACGGCCAGCACCGCACCCTGGCCCAGGTAGAACCCCCGGTTGACGCTGTCGAAGGATGAGGGCTTGGCTCCGCGGTCGTCGTCTTCCTTCGTGAGTGTGGTACCGGACGATCCGAAGAAGGTGAGGAGCTGGTTCTTTATGGTGTCCTCAAAGCCGAGGACTATCACGCGGTCGAACCCGTACAGGTTGATCAGGTGACGAACGTCCATGAGAACCTTAAGGCTAGACGCGCACGTGCTCGCGTCCGTCGCGGTGTAATCCGTGGCACCGATCTGCGATGCGATCCGCGATCCGAAGATGTTCGTCACGGTGAGGATCTCCATCCGGTACGCGTACGCCAGGGAGTTGTCGAAGTACCTCTCGTCCACGGGGACACCGCCTGAGTTCCAGGATTGGGAGCCACCCGCGAGTATGAACCCCGTCTTGCCGGGGACCGGGTTGCCCCTGACGTAGCTCACCATCTCGGGGGTAACGACCCGCTCCACCGCGCGCTGTGGCGTGTAGAATAGGCCGGACTTGGTCGCCTTGAGCAGCTCCGGGAAGAAGTGCGCCCGCTGCGGGTACGCGTGATCGTCCACGAGGTGTAGATCCTCGGTGCTTAGCGTGCTGTACTTTGTCAGGTATATCCTCATCGTATTTTCTTCAGCGCCTCCTCTAGGGTCTTCGGCTCTCTCGTCTTGTTCTGGTCGATAAACTCGTAGATCTCGGCGAGCGTCTTGGGCTGTAACTTCTTGGCCTGCTCCTCCGAGATCCCGTAGATGTCACAATAGTAAATGCTTACTAACAACGTGTCAAGGCTGTCAAGGTTTACCTCGGACAGCTTTTGGTCCAGGCTGGTCGCGTCCGTGCTCGGCACCCCGATAGCCCGGGAGGCTCGCACGACCTCGTTGAATAGTTGTACCCTGTCCATCACCCCTCCATCTTCAAGTCGTTCATGAGCGCCTCCTGGGCGCTGATCTTACCCTCGAGCACCTTCACCACCTGCTCGTCGATCGTCCCACCCAACAGTATGTGGTGGATGATCACGGGCTTCTCTTGGCCCTGCCTGTACACCCGGGCGTTGGCCTGGATGTAGTTCTCGGAGCTCCAGGGTAGGTCGTACCATACAACCTGGGCGATCTGCCCCTCGTTGCACTGCAGGTTCAGGCCGATGCCCCCAGACTGCGGGTGCGCGAGCATGATCTTGACCTTGCCCGCGCGCCACATGTCCAGGTTGTCGTCCGAGAGCTCCTGGGCCTCGGGGAAGCGCTCCTTGAGCTTCTTGAGCGCGGTCTTGTAGTGGTAGAAGACCAGCGTCGGGTGCGGGTTCTCCTCGATCAAAGACTCCAGGAACTCGATCTTCTCCTCAGAGCTCTGCGCCTCGCCCTCCTCCGTGTAGAGCGTGCCGCTCGTGAACTGCAGGAGCTTGTTGGCGAGCGCCGCGGCGGTGACCGCGGTGACCTCCTTGCCGTC